CCGAAGGGGCGCCCTAATGATTACAGACCAGCGTCGAAGTACATCTCAACGCCGTAGCTGTCGTCCAGCTCAGCCACACCGTAGATTGCGGTGGCGTTCAGTTCCCAAGCACGGTTGGAAGCATCACGCTGAGGCTCGATGTTGAAATCACGCTTCAATGCCATGCACAAGGCTTCAGGCGTGAAGATCGCACCCTTAGCATCGCCAGAGCCATCAATGGTGACGTTAGCCGACTCGAAAATATCGATGCCAGCAATCGTGCCAACGTAGCCATTGCGCATGGCTTCGTTTTGCAGGTCGCCACCATTTGGGTTAGCAAAGGTGTTGGTCAGGTTTGCTTTCAGCGCATAAGTCTGATACGGGTGGAACACACCAACCATGCGACCCATTGCCTTGTTAGCACGCAGGGTGGCTGCGGCTTGGAACAAGTAAGCAACGGTCAATTCGGTGGTGGTAGCGCCCAAGCTGGTGCTAAAGCCATCGAACAAGGCCAACAGGTCTTTGTCCATCTTGGTAGCAATAGCGTTACCCAACACGGTACCCAACTCAGCAGCAGGGTCGCCAGCGCCCATTGCGGCCATGTCGGTCAACAGCACTTGTGCGCCAACCTCAGCAACCGTAACGGTAACGCTGGAGGTGGAAACAGCAGTGCTAGACATATCCGTGCCTTCGGTCAAAGCAGCAGCAGTGATCGACGGATATTTGGGAACCTGAACGGTTTTACCGGGCGTGCCAGTGATGTTATACAACGTCACCAAGTTACGCATCAGGGATTGTTCCTCAGCCGTGAAACGGGCTTGAGCAACGATATTGACGAACAGGTCGTCAAGGGTGGAAGTGGTCGTAGCGGCCATGATTAACTCCAATTACAGAAAAAAAGAAAACGAAAATTACTTCCGCTTGCGCTGGGCTGCAAAGGCTTCTCGCCCGCCAGAATCCCAATTCTCAAGCATCGCAGCCACAGATAAAGGCTTCTGTGTAGAGCCACCAGCGCCACCACTTGAGCCTGCACCACCAGAAGTAGCGCGGACAAAATGCGGGTTAGCTGTAAGGAATTCGCTCATTAACTCACTAACAGTAAGTAATTCGCCTTTGTCATTGTAACGAACAGTTCCATTTTTATCAATTACCTCAACATTGCCATCATCAGCCAATCGAATTTGGCCACGAAGCAATGCAGAAACTTGATCTGGTGAAACTGCATTTTGTGCCGATGCCGCATTAAGCAATGAGCCATCAACTTGAATTTGATTCAATCGCTGCGTCAAAGATTGAATCATTTGATCTTTCTTTTCCACAGTCGTTTTCAGCACCTTTTCAAATTCACCACGTTGCTTTGCGGCTTCAAGTTCAGCGTTCTGCTTTTCTTCAAGCGCTCGTCGTGCTGCATCCAAATCAATGCCATCAGTTTGTTTTTCAAATCGCTTGCGCTCGCGTGCTAGGCGTTGCTCAAGAATTTGATTGACTTCCTCTTGCGTAAACGTCTTTGCAACGTTGTCGCCTTGGCCGTCTTGGTTGTTTGGGTCTTGTCCTTGACCTTCCGTGTTTTCGCTCACGTTAGCACCTCTTTCGAGTAGTTAAAAAATCATTTCTTGGATTTCTTCTGAGTAGAAGGAACCCACCCTGTTTTACGCAGTGTGCCGTACACATACGCATCGCAACTTTTCTCACTTAGACCTTTTTTTGAGCATTCACGTTTTAACTGTCGTTCAAGTTTCATCAATGAGGCTTTCATGATTTACTCCGAGTAATACGGCCTGAAATGATGGCGGCAGTTATACCCACCACGAACAATAAAAGGATCGCCTGCTGCCTTGCCTGTCCAATTGCCTTGCCAGATTTCACGAATCTGAGACTCCGTATATACCTTGCCAGCGTGCTCTTTACAGAACGGACGTGAATCTCTGATAACGCTGCCATAGTATTTCCACTTATCCGCACCAGTTTCAATGCCTGCTTGGACATTAATTGCAGCATCAAATTGCATCAATGAATCATGCACCATCTGCGTGGCATAACGGCGCATATTGTTACCTACTTTATCAGCAGCATATACGCTGTGCAATTTTTTAATCGCGTCCTCAGCGTCAGCACCACCAGCAGCAGCAATATCGACCAATCGCTGAATCTCAACCTTGTCTGATTGCGCATAAACGCCATTGATCTTTTGTCGAATGGTTTTAATTGATTCAGCAACAGGCCGACCAGTTAGCGTGTTTTGATACACCTCATTTGAAATGTCGTTCAAAAAAGTGTTTGCAATGTCTTCAAAACCTTGAAACGATTGACGCTTCAATGCTGATAGCAATTCAGGCGACACGCCAACAAAATCAACGTACTTGCTAATCATTTTTGCGGCTGAATCTGCCGCTTCTTGATACTGCAAAACGTTATTGTTTGCGACTTGCAAATACTCCTCAGTGATTGACTGAAGAATGTCTCGCCTTGCGGCCAATGCCCATTCAAGATCAAACAGTTTCCCGTCTTTCAATGGAGCAGCCGACATTAACGCCGTAATGCGTTCCTCAAGCGCAACAAGCGCATCAGTAATACGCTGTTCGTGCGTATCACCAAGGCGCTCAATGAACTGCGCGTGAGTAATATCTGCTGGCATCAGAATTGACCGATAACGCTAGTGCTTGATTCGATTTCACGGTATGCCGTCTTTAATTGGTCATCATCCAAGACAAGATCAGCGATTTGTTTATCGACTTCCATCTGCAAGGTGCGCGAGCGAACACCAGCGGCTTTAACAGCCTGCAAAAATTCCAACTCTTTCGGATAGTCGCGAATATCAAAGCTGTCTGGATAGAAAACCTCTACATCAGGCTTTACGTTTTGCCACATGCAGAAGAAACGCCACAATTGTTCCTCAGCCAACTCAAGCAAATCAGCTTTTTCAGCCAATCGAGCGTTCATCAACTGAAACTCAGTCTGTAAAGCAATGCCGCTAGCAGTTACAGCCTCAGTGCCACGAATAGCGCCCAAGTGAGCCATTCGATTGATCGCATTCACCTTGTCAGCAATCGATGCACGAACAGCATCTAAATTGCTGCCACTTGGCTGCATCTGATACGGCTTCAAATTCGGGTCAATGTCATCAGGCATATTGACCACAGAGCCAGCACCAGCAGAAGCATCAGTGCCTGTCGTCTTAACCAATGTCGGATGGTTAGAGATGCGAATCAATTGCTCGATTTCAGAAAGCTCTTGATAGATAGCGCGTTGAACTGTAGCAATATCAGTAAGATCGCTGATACCCAAACCACGAACCACAGACCGCTGAGATGGAACAAATACCGCAGGAATGACGCCAAGCGGGTTCTCCATTTCTTCAATGAGTTTTTCAGCTTCATTGTCAACCTCATAAAGCCGAATCATGTCAGGCTGCCAAACACGAATAACCTGCATCTTGTCTGTTGAGTTTTGACGCACAATTGATTCACGAACCTTCAGCATAGAAAGCGTCATGCGACCAGATGGCAAACGCTCCCACTTCCAGTCAAACACGTTTTCTGGCGTGAACAAATTGACGTATGGCCGAATCTCTTGGGCAAGTTCTTCAGCGCGGGTGCCTGCTTGTGACTTTGGCTTGTCTAAGATGATCCAAGCGTGACCATAAACAGCAGCCCAAATTTGCGTTTCTTTCATGAAAGCATCAAAAGACCGACCATCAAGGTCTGCATCTTTCAAAAACATCTGAAGCGCAGGATTTGAATCTAAGCTATTGAAGTTGCGAACAGGAGGAACGCGCCAGAGGTAGCTTGAATAAATGTGAATGACATTGCGACAATGGTTATCAACAGGTGTAAGGTCAATCCGGCGAGCATATTCATCTTTGCTTTCATTGACGTAACGTGTCAAATAGTTGCCGTCTTTGTACTCATCGCCACCCATGTAAGACCGCAGGAAAAATTCCCAACGACTTGCATTTGAATCATAGTCTGGATGTTTGTATAGGATTTCGGTACTCATCAAGACCACCTTTGCGGCTGAATTGGCTCATAAACTCGTTGAATCGGATGAAGGAAATCAATCAAATACCCAAGCGCGTCATTCATGTGGTCAAAGCCAGAATCTTTGTCTGGTTGACTTGTTCCCTCTTTGTAAACTTGACGCTCAAGTGACTTAATCATCTGCTTACATTTTGGGTCAAAAAATAAATGACGCTTGTCATCTGCCGATTTCAGCCGTCCATTAACAGCGTTAATTCTATCGCGGATTGCTGTATGTACGTTCTTTGATTTAACCACAAAGCCAGCATTTTGTAAAATTGACAAGTCAGTGCGGCCACCAGCGGACGTTTTGCGCTGTTTTGATGCAGGATCAGGATAAACAACCACTTTTCTGTTCTTGTATCGCATTTTGATTTCGTCCACCATTTCATCGGTGTTTGAACCATAAATTACGATTTCATCAATGGCACACAAGCCTTCAGGCTTTTGGATGCAAACAATCGCGCTCATCGGGTCTAAGTTGAAATCCATACCAATGTGTAAAGCAGAACCGTCATCTTCAATACTCTTCACGCTGTCGTCACGGCTGAAATTGTAATAAATGATTCCAGCATAGTTAACAAACGCAGCCATAAACTCTTGTTTAAACGTGCGCTCGTCCATGTCAGCTTTTGCTGATTCAATTTCTTCTTGCGTTACGTTGCCGCCATCAAGCGTTGTGAACTGCCATGAACGCCAATCTTTCTGGCCATCAACACCACGCGCCCACAAGTCACGAAAATGGTTCATGCCTTTAGGCGTACCGATCCACATTGCAGATCCTTCTCGATCAGCCAATGCTGGACGGATAACTTCAAACCATGTTTCAGGCTTCATGTCGGCAAATTCATCCATCACAACAAAATCAAGCGAGCGTCCACGCAAGTTGTGCGGCTTTTCAGCACCTTTTAAACTAATCTTTGAGCCGTTTTGAAGTGTGATTGTCAGAGACGACTCGTTGCGCTTGTAAATGTATTCTTGCGGAATAGTCTCAAGCAGCATATCCCACGCAATTTCTTTGGCTGCACCATAAGTCGGTGCAACGTACCAGCAATTTTTTTGTGCGCCAGTAAGTGCAGCACGGAGCAATTCAGCAATACTTAAAAACGTCTTGCCAAATCGACGGCCAGCAACAATAACTCGCCATCGATCATTGCTTACAAATATTTTGCTTTGCGCCTTAGTCAGTTCCATCTGTTTTGACAGTGATATTGATCTGAGGCAGTTCGCGTTCTTCTTCCTTGCTTTCTTTCCATCCAGCTTGCGTTTTGAGATAGAAAATAGCAGCAGCAATGTTTCCTGTTTGCGCTTGTTGAATCAGATTCTTTGCGACATTACCAATTGCTTTTGCCTTGCCTCTTTTATATGCGTCAGAAACATCAGGCTGCCGTTCTTCAACTTGTCTGAATGTTGTTTCGCTAATACCAAAATAATCAGCCATTTGTCCTTTTGACAATACGGCAGCAAGCGCTTCAACCTGTGCAGTCTGAGCCTCATCAAATACTACTGGCGGGCGTCCACCGCCATCGCCTTGGTTGCCTATCTTAGCCATTGTCTGCCTCTGTCAGTAAAACAGCTTTTTTACCTGTGAAGTCTTCCCATCGTTTGACGATCACATCGCAATACTTTGGGTCAAGTTCCATTACAAATGAAGATTTACCAGCTTTTTCTGATGCAATAAGAGTTGATCCTGAGCCGCCGTATAAATCAACAACATTCTTTTTATCTTTAAGGCTAAAGTAATCAAAAAACCATGTAACTAGCTCTACTGGCTTTTGAGTTGGATGAACACGCTTTTTGTCATGCTCTTTTTCCATTCCAAATATACCAGCCCATTTAACTCTGGCCATCATGCGTTTGTGCCTAGCTTTAGACCAACATAGCTCAAATGTGCTCCCATACATCTTATCAGCAGATTCATCACCACGCTTATCCCAAACTATCCATGAACCATTGTTTTTATTAGGTAAATGTTCTGCGTAATAATCTGCACCCCATAAAAATATTTCTTTGCAATAGTCAAAGCAAGAAAATACAGTATTAATGAGTTCAGGGCTAAAGTCCTCATTATCACCTATAACTTGGTCATATTTATTGCCACCCTTAGACCCTTTAAATTTACTATCCATGTCTGAATAATCTGCATTTAGAAACATTCCGTATGGAGGGTCTGTAAAAACTACTTCAGCTTTTTTACCATTCATCAATTTATCAACAGCATCTACGCTAGTGCTGTCCCCACACATCAATCTGTGGTTTCCAAGTTGGTAAATGTCGCCAAGCCGTGTTTTTGGTTCTTTTGGCAATTCAGGGACATCATCCTCATCCGTTAAGCCTTCAACTTGCTCAGGCTCAAGTATTTTTGCCAATTCATCTGCATCAAAACCAATTAGATCAAGATCAAACTCAAGCTCTTTCAACTCTTGAAGTTCAATTTTCAGCATTTCATCATCCCAACCAGCATTTAATGCCAGTTTGTTGTCAGCGATGACATAAGCCTTCTTTTGTGCTGGCGTGAGATATGCAAGACGAATACACGGCACTTCAGACATACCGAGCTTACGCGCAGCCATTGTCCTGCCGTGGCCAGCAATGATGCTTCCATCCTGGTCAATCAAAACTGGGTTTGTGAACCCGAATTCTTTGATGCTTGCCGCGATCTGTGCAACTTGTGCATCCGAGTGTGTGCGGCTATTGCGAGCGTATGGAATCAACGCATCAATGTTGACTTGCTCAATGTTACCGACTTTTTCCACAGTCGTCATGGTTTCTCCATTGGTTTACCAAAGTGAAATCATTTTACCAAAAAAAAGCCCATCACGTTGACGGGCTTAAATCGGACTAGGCCGATAGGAGGA